CTACTGCGGTTGAGGAGTAGTTCCGCTTGGGGGTACCTGGGTCGCCTGCTGCCATTGTTTACCTTATCTCTGATAGTGGGAACGAATTGGGTGTTGACGGCGTTGGTTGTCAGCCACCTCGTTTAAACGCTGTTGATAAATGTTGTACAAGAATCTGGATGCATTTTGTCCAGAGCCTGTAGGTCTTACGCCATCTAATATATCTGCTGATGCAGATTGAGCACCAAGGCGTGAAGGGTCCAAGAAAGAAACCATACGAAATGCTGCGCCATAAATAACTACATCTTCTGAATATGAAGGCATGCCTGATACGGTTGAATAGTCATCACTATCATTAGTTAGTAGTGTTGGGCGCTTAGAATAAGAAACATGAACTGTTTGTCCAGGTGTAATTTCGGAATATATTGAAAGACTCTTACCATTGCTAAATGCATCGGTATCTGCAGTGCGGTCTAGTTGCCAACCACGAGCAGGGAACCACTCTTTAGATGGACCAACGATTGAATAAGTAACACTTAAAACATTTTCTACGGCTGCAGGTATAGAGTAAGAGTACCGTGATGCTACATAATCAAAGTCATAAGAACCAAGAGCAAAGACCATAGGATACATTGCGTTAATGGTGTCGTTAATTGCATTTTTAATTTCTTGGCGTGGAAATAGTGGGCTTACTGTTACCTTGGCGTTTGCGCTATGAGCAGCAACGACTGTGCCACGCTGCCCTCTACCCCAAGGAGCAAGAGTTAGTGTGTTTGCCACATTGTCTGTTGTGTGAACAAATACAATTTCATCATCAACTTGTATGTATCCACGACCAATAACTGATGCATCATGAACCGCTAAAGTAGTTGTAGTGGTAGTAGCGCTAGTGGTAAGCCATGAGGTTGGCTCAGTATTTTCTGTATAGGCATGAAGTACAGACTCAACACGGTCCGCTAATTGAGTAAATGTACTCATATATTGATACTCCTTAAAGCATCTACGGCTGATAACCCAGAGGTTCCAGCAATTTCATTACACACAGCATTTAAACCTTTGTAGTTATTTGGCTGTCTTGTGCTGCTTGCCTTGTAATTAAGGGCACCCAATAGAGCCAAGCCAGTAGTACCAGCCCAGGCGTTAGCAGCCCCTACAAGGGCTTTGTAGGCTGTTATAGCGGGATATGTACCACCATTGGCAAGACGATTCATTTCGCTTGTTAGCGTGCTTCCTGCTACTCCCGTTGCCATTACTTACCCTTCTTTTTACTCATGCGTGCTACGGCAGCGTTGTCCACAAGGTTTGGATACTTACGACCCGCAGCCTTTGCACGAGCCTTGGCTGCAGCCTTCTGTGCAGAAGTTAGTTTTGTAGATGTCTGCTTTGGATTCTTCTTGTCCCAAAATGCTTTACCCTTCACCATTTCACCTTATCTGCCCAATACGCTGCAGACATTTTTCCTTTCGCAATGTTCTTGGCATGACGAGCCTTAAATGATTTTTGTCTTGCACTAGGTTGTCTATCACCAGTTACGCCCTGTTGACCAAAGCGAATAGTTTTAACTTGGCTACCTTCTTTGGCTACAACAACATGTGATTTGGTTGGATGACTTGGTGTGCGCTTTGGTTTATTAAAACCAGATACACCTGCTCTAGCGAGTCTTGAGTCCTTCTTGCTTGCCATATTCCCCATGCTTTCCTAATACTGCTTTGACTGTTCCATCTTTACGCAGTATTACTATCATGCCATTTTTAATTTGAACCTTGTTAAAACCGTGGTGGACTTTTCTTTGCCCCGATGACATTATTTCTTTTTCTTTTTAGCCATCTTTGCTTCGCTCATAGCGATTGCTACGGCTTGCTTACGCTTAGTTACTTTTGAGCCTGCGCTTGACTTTAGAGTTCCACGCTTGTACTCGCCCATAACCTTTTCAACTTTTTTCATTGCAGTTTTCTTTTTCATCATAGACCGTACTCCTCATCATTATCTTCCATATCCTTGTATGATGTACCCATTGGCACTTCACCAATTCTATGGATTGGCTTGTTATACATTGCTACATTTGGAGCCTTTGGTAATTCAGTAGGTGTTCTTCCACCAACTCCATAAGGCGTTACTGTTCCAAAACAGTTACACTCAGCACACATTATTTCCTCCTTTGGGATATAACTTTTATATCTCCACCGACACTTATGTTGTATTCGGCAGAAATCTTGATTGCTCTACGCGCTGCAAACTCAGCGCTCTTTATAGAGGTTTTACTGAAACCTGTTGCTAGTGCGCCAAGGGCTAAATTGCCACCACTACCAACAGCATATAAACCACGGTCATCTCTTGACCACAGGTAATCATGGTCTACTTCATAGATGGTTCCGTTTAAACATATCAAAGCATCAAAACCTGCATCTTTATCATCTTTGCTGGCACCGTGGTAGCCATTGTCTGACATTACTTCTCTTAAGGAAGGCAGTACTTTGTTCTGCATAAAATCATCTATATGCATTGACTTAACCAATTTAGGTGGGTTCCACATTAAGTTTGCTATGTTGCCAGCGATAGCATCTCCAGCAAAAGCAATTATGTAGTCGCCTTTTCTAACAACCTTGTCTTGTCCCTTGGCGTAATAAGGTTTATCATCGTAGGTTGTCATAGAATCTGCAGCAATTAGCGCCCAATCTTTGCCCTGTATACCTACAATGGCTGTCATTATTACCCCTTAAAACTCCTCGTACTTGCATCAAATGCTTTACCAGCCTGCTCGGAAATCTGAACAGCCTCGTTAACTTTTTTCATTGAGGTTCCAGCAGGTTGAATACCTTGCGCTCTAGCGCTTCTATATGCCTCAAGTTCTTTATCCCACTTACGAGTTGATACTCTTAGGTTAGAGTTAGCATCGCCAGCGTTCATTTGTAAACCTAAAGCCTTACATCCAAAACAAGTATCTACTGGTTCTGGGTGATACTCCCAATGCTTCATGCTGGTGTTATGTATGCACCATAACCTTGTGCGGTTAGGGCATCGGCAGTTTGTTGGTCAATAAGAGTTGTAGTTCCACCCATGTAATACTCCTCAGCAGCCAGGGTTTGGGTTTGGCTTGGGTATCTAAAGGAAGAGTATATACCGTTTAAACGAAGCACAGTGATACCACGGGGCAGTTTATATCGGTCAAACAATGGTGGTCCACCAGCAGGTGTTTCCTCTATTGTTGGCGTAGTAAAGTAATAGTTTGTCATAATCCTCCCAATGGATTTACTGTAAAGCACTGCACCGTATTCGCCGTATAAACAGTGCTTTACCGTCAATCAACTAGAGAGCAGCGATTGAAGAACCAGTTTCAATGCGATATAGAGCCTCTTCGCGGTAGCGGTTCCATCCAAGGACACCGTACCAACCGATTGGGCGGAAACGCATCAACTTATCTGTGATAGGTCCGATAACAACATTTGGCTCTTGAGCAACTGCTTCAGCCAATGCTTGCTTACCGCAAACAAGTGTGCTGAATACGCGAGTTACTGGAGTTACTGTTACTACAGTAGTTGCAGTAACTGCAGCAGTGTTTGCTGTATCTACAGTAATTGTTGTTGTTGAACCTGATGTTGAGATTGCAGTAATCTTGGCACCTGAAGCGATACCTGTTCCAGCAATCTTGTCGCCAACTTCAGCGCGAGTTGCGATAACTGCAGATGAAGCAACACCAAAGGTGAAGCCTGCTGAAGTACCTGCAACTGTTACTGTTGTTGTTGCAAGAGCAGTCTGGTCTGCACCTGACTTAGCAGAGTACATACGAGGGTTTTCAATGAAGAAAGCACCTTCGTAAGTTCCGATGGAACCTGCGTACAAGTTGCCAAGGGATGCATCAGTGTGTGCGTGAGTATCACGCCATCCGACAGAGCCTGACTCTGCACGAAGGTCATGTGATACTTCTGGGTGAATACCTACCCAGTATAGGCTTCCTGCACGAGGAACAGCCTTGTTTGAACGCAACTTAGCGACAACCTTACGGATTGATGCTGAGTCAATGTCATCTGAAGCAGTGATTGTTGCTGTGCTTGTGCGTGTTCCACCGTAAACAACATTGGTTCCTTGGCGTAGTGTGTTTTGCGCTACGATGTCAAGTGAGTCAGCCATGTTGTAAGCGATGATGTCTGCAACAGCAGGGTCAACATCAGATAGTGAGAACAACTGTAGTTTGCGTGTTACAAGTGAAGCGTTACCGTATTCGTTAAGAGTAACTGAAACGGTATCAACATCACTTAGTGCAACTGCATCTGGGTCAGTTGTTTCTGCGAGTGTAGAAGTAGCAGCAGCCAAATCGTTGTAAAGTGAGAATACAACGGATGACCCTGGCATAGCCTGTTGTACAGGCTTCTTATCGGCTACAGCACGAATCATCGGCTGTGCACGAAGAGCAAATTCCACATAGCGGTCATAAGCGGTCTTTACTAGACCACCTAGAGCCGTTACATCGGTATATGCATTAGGCATTAGGGTTCACCTCCTGGTGAATTGGTTGATATTAAATGGATTAATTTAAACCAAGGAGTATGTCTAAGTCCTCTTTAGATTTAGCAGAAGCAATCTTTGCAAAAGCATCTTCGTCAATATCTGGCGGAGTGCCAGTTGCGACCATGTTATTGATTCTTGCTTGCGCTTTAATCTCTGGACTTTTTTCTGCAGGCTTTTCTTCAGTTGGGGCTTGGATTCCAAATACATCACCATATTCATTAACCCAATTATTAATAGCCTCCTCAGAGGTATCAATATCTTGTGGTATAAATGCAGCAATCTTTGGATTTAATCCCTTTGCCTGTAGTACATCCTTGACAGTACGCTGACGAGTCTGTGTCTTAAGACCTGCCAACTCCTGTTCTAGTTCTTTTGCACGCTTTTCAAGTGTGCGGTTGACTTTGCGGAGTTGACCAACAACATCAGTTGTTGTGTCGTTATCTTCATCGTCATCGTAGTAATTGGTAGCCATCTACCTTCTCCCTTTTCTGTTAGTTGTATTCGCAATCCTCGTATAAGTTCGGGGAAACTATTACGGCTATTGCTACCAGACTTTTACGCCCCCCTGGGCTGGTTGGTCAGGGTGGGGATTCTTATATGCTTACTTGAGATGCAAGACTTGAACCAGTTACTCCACCACGGGAGCGGAAGCGGGAAACTTCACGCTGCGCTCTTTGTTGTGAAGCAAGTAAAGCCTCTGTACTGCCTTCAAGGACTACATCAAGTGCTTCTTGTTCATTGTATGTCATGCCTTCAATTTGGCTTAAGCGTTGTTGTTCTTTACGCAGTAAGCCTGCTTGCTCAATCTTTGTTTTCATTTGAGCCTCAGTCAATTTTGCATAAGGTTCTGTAGCAACAATGTTCTCTGCAGAAGCAGCACTGATGCCAGGCATATTAAATCCAGCAGCACGACCTAGACCCACAAATGTTGCAGCCTTAGCCTGCTTTTGAATTAATGATAAAGCCTTGTCTGAGTCAAGAACATAGGCTGTTAAATCACCTTCACCTACAGAATAAAAATCTAGTAGTTGTTGTTTGACTTCTGGATTAAGACTGCGAGCCAAATCTTGACCTACCTGTAGGCGGTCTTGATATTCTTTGGCTGATACTTGCCTAGCAATTAAGTTACCAAAATCTTCTGGTCCATCATAAAAACCCTTTGGCAAGTCAAAGAAT